TGGGTCTGTGCCTCGGAGGCGAACCCCCGCATCCCGCTGACGGCGTTGTCGAATCCTCCGGCTACGCCGACAAGGCCGGTCTTGAGTAGCGGCATGTAGGTGCCGCCGACCTCGCGGATGGCGTCGCCGACGCCGATAAACAGTTCTTCCTGTACCGCGTCTTTGACCTTGCCCCATGCCGGGGCCAGGTCGCGGGCCGCGCGCGCGGCGGACTGGGCGTTGGGGGCCAGCTCGCCGACCGCGGCGGCGAACGCCTTGGGGTCGCCGATCGAGTCGATCGCCTCACCGAAGCCCTCGACACCGATCTTGACGGTGTTCACCGCGATGGCGGCGGCGACCGCCGCGGCGGGCAGCACACCGAGGGCGCCGCCCATCTCGGCGATGGCGCCGGTGGCGGTGCTGATGCCCGCCGCGGCGGCCGGGATCTTGGCCAGGGTCGTTGCCAGGCCGATGAACTGGGCACCGGCCTGGGTTCCGACCCGGTCGACGTCGGCGGCGAACTTGTCGAGGTCACCGCGGATGGTGGTGGTGCCCTTAGTCCAGCTGTCGTGGTCCAGGCCGAGGGACACCAGCAGGGAGGCGAGCGTCGACATGCCGCTCACCCCCTGCTGATGACGTCACCCCCGATGGAGGTGTTGATCCGGCGGGCGATCGCGAACAGCTCGTCCGGGGTCTTCACCGGCGGCGGCTCCCACTGCAGCAGGAAGTCGGTCAGCTTGGCCGCCGTCTGTCCCTTGCCGCGGTTGACGTTGGCGATGGTCGCGGCGATGAGCGCGGCGGCGGCGTCCTCGCGGCGCCCGCCGAGCGGGCCTGCGATCTGCTCGTAGGCGATCCACTCGGTGAGCTCGCGCGACGAGATCCGGGCGAGAAGTTCGGCGACGGTGTAGCCGAGGTGGGCGGCTAGGCGGAAGTAGAATTGCCGCTCGCCTCGGCGTCGGAGTTTCCCGCCAGTTCCTCGACGTCGTCCTCGGTCAGGCCGGACAAGCGGCGGGCGACGTCGTAGATCCGCTGGATCGGGGCGGCGGCTTTCTCGCCGAGCGCCTTGATGTCGCGGTCGCCGAACATCAGCTCGCCGGTGTCGTCCACGATGGACAGTGCGAGGAAGCGGGCGCGCAGGTTGTCCAGGCGCAGATCGCGTGACTCGCCCTTGCGGGCGGCTTTGGTGCCGGTGACGGACGCCTCGAACCGGTCGCGCTCGGCGCCGGACAGGCCGCGGACGCGGACGGTGCCGCCCCACTCCGGTACGTGGACGTCCTCGGTGACGCGGTCGGGGGCCAACAGGATCGCGTCGCGGGTGAGCAGCATCAAGACTCCGATCAGGATCAGGTGAGTGAGAGTGAGGGGTCGAGCAGGGGCCAGCCACGGCAGCAGAGGCCACGGCGTGCGCACGAGGCGCGGCTACGGGCCGGTGGTGACCGCGGGCTTGCCGGTGACCTTGAACGTCACGTCGGCGGACAGCTTGTCGTCGGTCGGCGCCTTGACCACGAACTTGGTCATGATCGCGGCGAACGCCCAGGACCCGATGTCGTCGGGCCACACCATCCGGTAGTCGCGCGGGTCGTCGTCGTCGAGGTCGCCGATCAGCACGTCGTGATCGCCGGGGTCGTAGTTGAGGGTGGCGGTCACCTCACCGGCGTCTTTGAGGCTGCCCTTGTACTCGCGGTACTGGTCGGGCGAGTCGTGGGAGGTGACCTCGATCGTGTCGCGTGACAGCTCGGGCGATGACAGATCGGCGATGTTGGCGATCGCGGTGAACACGGCGGGGGCGCTCATGTTGGAGCGTTCCAGCCGGGTGCCGAACGCGTCGATACCGGGCATGGTCAGTCCTCTCTGGCCAGATGGACCCGGAAGCGGACCGGGATGTGGCGGATGGTGGGGTCGGGGTCGCGGGTGGTCTTGTGCCACTCGCGCACGACCGAGCGGACGGCGAACCCGTCGACGTCGAGGGGCCGCCGGTGCAGGATCCGGTCGAGGTGGCCGAGGATCACCAGGGCCTGTTTCCAGCCGCGGTAGCGCGACCAGATGTGCAGGGTGATGGTGGCCTCGACACCGGGCCGGTCGTGGGTGTCGTCGGGGATCTCGGTGACGTCACCGAGTTGGACGTACGGGTAGTGCTGCTTCTCGGGGACCTCGTCGACGACGTCGGCGACGAGGGCCATCAGGTCGGGGTCGCCGGTGAGTCGGTCGTGGATCGCGGCCTGCAGCGGCAGCGCGGCGGTCGTCATCGCAGGTGCCTTTCCAGTGCGGCCTTGATGTACGGGCGGATGTTGCGGTGGGCCTCGAACGCGGGCAGCAGGAACGGCCTGGCGGGCATCGACGATGTGCCTTTCTCGACGTGCTCGGCGTAGGCGGCGTGCTCGTCCCAGACCCCGACCTCGGCGACCAGGCGCACGACGTCGACCCGCTTCTCGATCTGGACCTGCAGGTAGCCGGTGTCGACGGCGACGTCGGTTTCGGCGTCGTCGCCGACGTCGTCGGCCCAGTCGGTGAGCGCCTCGGCGCCGACGTCGACCACGACCGTGGACAGCCGGGCCAGGGCGGCGCGTAGCTCGGCGGCGCCGTGCAACCGCATCCGCATCGCTCACGCTCCCTCGGCCTGCAGCTGCTCGCAGTCGGCGCGTAGGTAGATCTCCGCGCTCGGGGTGAGGACGGCCATCACGCGCAGCACCAGGGCGCCGTCGCGGACCTGGTCGCCGCGGCGAACGTCGGCGCCGGGCGCCAGGTACACCTGGTGGGTCAGGTCACCGAGGTTGGTCGGCCCGGCGTCGCGCTCGGCGACGCCGGGTTGCGAGAACCGGGCGCGCACCGCGGCGACCTTGACCCACAGGGTGTCCCGGCCGCCGATCCCGTCGTCAACCTCCGAGCGCCGCCACACCTCGGCCGCGCGGTTGAGCAGGTGCCCGATCACCGGGCCGGTTCGAGCACTGCGACCTGCAGCGCCGTCACCGCCGAGTAGGTGAGCGTGGCGCGGCCGACCCCGTTGCGGTACTCGTCGACCAGCGGCACCGACCAGATCCCGCCGTTGGCGGTGATCGCCTTGGACGGGTCCTCGATCGCGAGGCCGCGCGCGGTGCCAGGGGTGGCCAGCGTCGCGGTCTGCGCGGCGGTGTGTCCGTTGCGCACCAACAGGATCCGGCCGTTGCCGACCGGCACCTCGTCGCCACCGGCGGCGGCGTTGGACCACACGATCTCGGCGCCGATCACCGGCACCGACTGAGCGGCAATGACTGCCATGGTTCAGGTCTCCCTCTACTTGTTCGCCGCGTACCGGCGCAAGACCTTGCGGTCTGATGTGGACAGTGACATTCCGGCGCGAACCCAGGCCGCTTGCCAGTCGCCGAGTCGTTCGGACTTCTTGGCGGCCGGGTTGTCCCACGACCCGGTGGCCAGTTCGAGGACCAGGCCGCGCACGCTCGACGGGATCGGGTCGTGCCCGGCCGTGAGCGACACCGTGATCCGCTCGGCGCAGCGCCACACACCGGCGACGCGTTCGAGGATCCCGGCCGATTCCCAGGTGTAGTCGGCGGCGGCCAGGGCGACCCCGTCGACGGCGACCGAGTCGACCGCCAGGACCGGCCAGCGCGACAGCACGAGCGCCGCAGTACCCGCCCCGCGCAACCGGTCCACGCTCGGCGACACGGTCAGGGACTGACCGAGTTCGTCGTCGACCACGCCCGTCGCGGCGTCGAGCAGCAGCTCGGCGCGCGCGGCGTGGGTGGGGTCGACGAACGTCTCGCCGACGCCCATCCACAGCGCGAGCTCGTCGGGCAGCGCGTAGGACATCAGCTGCGGCGACGACGCGCGGGCTTGACCGGCTCGGCCGCGACCGGGTCCTCGGCGGACCTGGCGTCGGACTGCTCGGCGCCCTGGCCCTCGTCGGCCTCGCTGTCAGGGACTGCGGCGCCAGGATCGGTGTCGGGGTCGAGCGGGGCGCTCTGCTCGTCGTCGACCTGGCCCTCGTCGTCGGACTCGTCGTCGGCCTGGCCCTCGTCGTCGGGCTCGGGCGTGGGGGCCGGATCGGCCAGGTCGGCGTAGCCGCGGTCGACGAGCACGGCGGCCTCGTCGTCGTCGACCTCGGCGGTCTGCCCGGCGACGAGCACTCGGGTCGGGGTGACGCTGAGCGTCTTCATGGTGATACGCACGCGGTTCTCCGCTCGGTGTGGGTGCGGCGGTCCGCCCCCGGGAGTAGCCGGGGACGGGCCGCCGCGCTCGGGGGCGCCTACTTGGGCAGCTTGCGGGGCTTGCCGCGCACGACCGACGCGCCGAACGCGCCGCCGGACGTGGCGCCCGCGGTGGTGACCGCGACGCGCACGTAGCGCTTGATGCCGTGGTAGCCGATCTCGTAGGTGGTGTCGTCGTTGGCCGCGGCGATGGCCGGTTCGGCGCCGCCGAGGTCGGCGTCGGCAACCGCGGCGTACGCGCTGTTGTCGTCGCTGTGCTGAACCTCGATGGTGTGGGTGCCGTCGGTGATGGTGCCGGTCGTGACGACCACGACCGCTGCGTCGTACCCGGCGAGATCGACGCCGGTGCCGTTGACGGTGGTGTTGGCGGTGCGCACCGCGGGGACGATGGACTGCGCGACGCTAACGCTGTTGCGCAGGTCGGTTCTGCTCATATGACCTGTCCTTTCTAGACTGTGGAGGGGCGTGGGGTCTGCGGATCAGGCCGGGACCTTGAGCCGGACGAACGCCTCTTCGAGCACCGGCATCCCGTCGGACTCCAGGCGGCCGATGTAGCCGACCTGGTTGGTCTCGGCGTACAACTCGTTGAGGCGCTGGATGTCCATGTCGAGGGCGTCGGCGATCCAGTAGTGGGTGAAGTCGCCGAGCAGGCCGACGTAGTTGTTGGCCGCGACGGTGTTGGGCGCGAACTCCGAGGCGGTCAGGGGCAGTTCGAGCAGCGTGTCGGGCGTGCCGGACAAGCCGGGCTGCCACTGGTACTGGCCGTCGTTGTCCTTGACCTTGCGGACGGTGGCGATCATGTCCCGGTGGTAGAGCCACTGGGCGCTGCGCCAGTACTTGGACTTGAGGGTGTACTTGGCGGTGATCAGCTGGTCGCCGGTGGCCGGGGTGAGCGGGATCGCCCCGGCGGCGCCGATCGAGACGTCGCGGCCGGTGCTGATGCCGTCGGCGCTGGCCGTGAAGACGCCGAGCGGCTTCTTGTTGCCGTCGCCGACCATGTATGCCTTCTCCGCGGCGACGGCGAACTTGTAGGCCATGCGCTCGCGGACGATGGTCTCCGGTGACATCGACGCCGCCCGCCGCAGCAGGGTGCGGCTGATCTTGACGCGCTTGGCCAGCGGGTTCGGCCGGAACTCGCGCTTGCCGAACTTCAGGCTGTCGTCCTGGCTGCCGGTGCCGATCTCGCTGGTCCACTCGGCGTCGGTCAGGTCGGTGTCCAGGGTGGGCACGCCGAGGGATTCGCCCTCGGTCAGCTGCATCACCGTGGCCAGCGCCCGGAACGGGACCTCGTCGTCGATGTTCTGGATGAGCTGGGCCACCCACTGCTGCGGCGCGACCAGGTAGCCGCCCTCGGGGTCGTTGGACGCGTTGAGCGCGCGGGCCTGGTCGGCGGTCAACGATCGGGCGCCGCCGACGAGGTAGGCGCGGAACGCCTTGTCCCGCGCGGCGTTCTCGTCGTTGTTGTCGTCGTCGGCACCGGCACCGGCGTTGTCGGGGGCGCGCTCGCCGAGGGCGCGCTCCTGGGCGCGCAGCTTCTCTTCGCGCTTGATGGTGCGCTCGAACCCGTCGGCGTCGTCCATGTGCGCGTCGAACTGGCGCTCCTCCTCGCCGGTCAGCGCGCGTCCGGCAGCCTGGGCGGTGTCCATGAGGGCGCGGGCGTCGGCGGCGGCCTTGGCGCGCTTCTGTCGGAGGTCGTTGATGTCCACGGGGTGTGGCTCCCTTGCTGGGTGTGGTCGGGTGGGCGTGCGCGATCGCGAGACCAGCCGGGGTCTCGTCGGGGTGCGCGGTGGGTGTGGCGGCGGCGTGTGCCCGGCCTGGGGCGGACGCGGCCGTCAGAGAAGGTGTGCGTGCAGGCGCAGGCGCCGGGCGCGTGCGGCCATGTCGGGGTGCTCGTCGACGGGCGGCCGATCGGGGTCGGTGGTGCGGCCGAGTGCGTCGAGTCGGGCGTCGATCGCGTCGAGGCGTGCGGCCAGGTCGAGCGGGCCGCGGGCGCGGCCGTCCTCGGCGATGGCGCCGGGGTCCATGGGCAGTGGCACGACCGAGGTCTCGAACAGTTCCCAGCTCTCGGGGATGCCGTCGGCGTCGATGCCGCGGGCGCCGAACCCGACGGACACGGCGTTGAGGAACCGGTTGCGGACCTTGCCCTCGACGGTGACGGCGAACGGGTCGGCGCGGTCGAAGACCAGGCCGCCGCGCAGGCGGTCGCCGTCGACCCGTGGGTCGGTGACGCGGCCGATCGGCAGGGCCTCGCGGCCGTAGTAGTCGTGCCCGTACATGAGGACCGGGTTGGCCAGGTAGCGGGTGAGGTCGAGCCGGTCCATGCGCAGGTCCAGGCCGTCGTCCATGCGGCCCTCGCGGGCCAGGACGAACGGGATCGGCGCGTCGGGGTCGGCGTCGGTGGCGGTGTCGCGCTCGGCGTAGCCGCGCAGGTAGACGGTCTTCACCGCGTCTCCAGGGGG